GACCTCGAGCTCACGCCAGATGACTGGTTCGAGATGCGCGAGTTCGATGCGAAGGCGGACGATCTGATCGGTCATGGCTGGCCTGGTCGGTTGGACTACACAGTCAGGATAAAGGCGGGTCGACATGCCGACAATCACGGACCTCCACGCCCGCCGCGACGCCTTGTCGGCGCAGCGCGCCTCGGGCGTGGCGCGCGTCAGCTACGACGGTAAGACCGTGGAGTACCGCAGCGTGGCGGAGATCGACCGGGCGCTCGAGGCCCTCGATCGCGAGATCGCCGCGGCGGAGGGGCGACGGATCGTGCGGCAGGTCCGCGTGACGACAGACAAGGGGCTCTGACCGGATGGGGTTCACGGACCTGTTCCGCCGCCGGGCGACCGGCGGCCCCGAGGCCGTGCGGGCCCGCCTCGAGGGTGCCATGTCGAAGCGGCGCTTGCGCGGCTGGAATCCACCGCTCGAGAACATCAACACGCTGGTCGCCGCTGGTGGTCCGCGTCTGCTGGCCCGGGCGCGGGAACTCGTGGTGACGAATGGCTATGCGGCCAATGCCTGCGAGGCCTTTGCGGCGAACCTTGTGGGCGACGGGATCAAGCCCTCGTCGCTGATCGGGGAAGCGGACTTGCGGGATCGGGTGCAGCGGCTCTGGCTCGCCTGGACCGACGAAGCCGATGCGGACGGGCTGACTGACTTCTACGGGCTGCAGGCCATGATCGCGCGCGAGATGTTCGTGGCGGGCGAGTGCTTCGTGCGCCTGCGTCTGCGCCGGGCCGAGGATGGCCTGCTGGTGCCGCTGCAACTGCAGCTCCTGCAATCCGAGATGCTGCCCTTCGAGAAGACGGAAGCGCTGCCTTCCGGCAATCGCATCCGCTGCGGGATCGAGTTCGACCGGATCGGACGGCGCGTGGCCTACCATTTCCGCCGCCGCCACCCGGGCGACAGCACGGACCAGGGAGCGGTGATCCCGGAGACGGTGCGGGTGCCGGCCGGCGATGTGCTACACATCTATCGCCCCATCGACGCGGGCCAGATCCGTGGCCTGCCGCATGTGGCGCCGGCGATGGTGCGGCTGTTCCTGCTGGACCAGTATGACGATGCGGAACTCGACCGGAAGAAGACTGCGGCGATGTTCGCGGGCTTCATCACCAAGACCGCGCCCGACGAGCCGATGCTGGGGGAGACCACCGCCGACCTCGACGGGGCGGCCATCGCCAGCCTCGAGCCCGGGACGATGCAGGTGCTGCTGCCGGGTGAGGATGTGAAGTTCTCGAGCCCAGCGGATGTCGGCGGCGGCTACGAGGCGTTCCAGTACCGGACACTTCTGGCAGTGTCGGCCTCACTGGGGCTGCCCTATCACCTCGTCACCGGCGATGTGCGTCAGGCGAACTACTCGTCCTTGCGGGCCGAGCTCGTCGAGTTCCGCCGCCGGATCGGCCAGCTGCAGCATGGCGTCATCGTGCACCAGTTCTGCCGCCCGGTCTGGCGGCGCTGGCTGGAGACGGCGGGGCTCGCCGGCCGGGTGGACGTCGCGGACATCCCCGCGGCACGCGCGGTGCAATGGATCCCGCCGCGCTGGGATTGGGTCGATCCGCTGAAGGACATCCAGGCGCAGGTCCTGGCGATGGAGGCGGGGATCACCTCGCGGCGCAAGGTGGTCGAGGCCACGGGTTACGACATCGAGGAGGTCGACCGCGAGAACGCGGCCGATGCCGCGCGCGCGGCAGGTCTGGGTCTCACCTACCGCACAAGTCCCGGCGAAACGCAGGGCGCGCGGGCAACACCGACGCGACGGCCGGACCCGGAAACCGATGGGGCGGGCGCTGGCGCGCAACCCGAACAGGAGTGACGACATGACGAGTTGGTACACGATCCGCGCCCGGGCCCCCGGCGCGGCCGATGAGCGCGCGGAGATTTCCATCTACGACGAGATCGGCGCCTACGGGGTCTCGGCGAAGGGCTTCCTCGCGGAACTCGGCGCGCTGCCGGACGCGGTGCCGATCGACCTGCGGCTGAACAGCCCGGGCGGATCGGTCTTCGACGCGGTGGCGATCCACAATGCCCTGCAGCGGCATGCGGGGCCGGTCACCGTCTGGATCGACGGCATCGCCGCCTCGGCCGCGAGCTACATCGCAATGGCGGGCGACGAGATCGTCATGCCGGAGAATGCCTTCCTGATGATCCACGACCCCGCGGGTCTGGTGATGGGCACGGCGGCCGACATGCGCGAGATGGCCGGAACGCTGGACAAGATCGCGGGCAGCATGGTCCGCGGCTATGCGGCACGGTCTGGAAAGCCCGAGGCGGAGATCGCGGCCCTGATGGCCGCCGAGACCTGGTTCGACGCCAGCGATGCGCTCGCCGCAGGCCTGGCCACACGGCTGGCCGAGCCCGTGCGGATCGCCGCCCACTTCGACATCGGGCGGTTCCGCAACGCGCCGCCGGTGCTGGTCGAGGCCGTCACGGAAGCCGTTGAACCCTGCAACGGCTTTGACAGCGACGCGGATCAGGAGACGGAGGCAGGCTCGACTGATGACCCCGAAAGTGATGTCGGGAAACACGACATCACGTCGGACGACACCACAACGCCAGCTGAGGATGCATCGGTGCCGATTGGGCAAGGCGCGGGTGTTTCCGTCGGGAACACCCTCCCATCGGGGCTTTCCTCAGAAAGCTGCACTGCCGCTGTTAACGCAACCCATGACGCCACCACCATCCGCGCCGAGGCCATGGCGCATGCCCGCGCCGTGATCGATCTCTGTCGGCTCGCCGGTCAGCCGCAGATGGCAGGGCGCTTCCTCGACCAGGAGGCCAGCCTCGAGACCGTGCGCGCCAGCCTGCTGGCGGCGCGCGCCGAGGCGGAGCCCGAGATCACCCCGCATCACCCGCAACCCGGGCCGACCCCCAGTGCCCGCCCCTGGAGCGATGTCATCGCCCGCACCTTCAAGACGAAAGGATAAGCAACCATGGCCACGCTCACCGAAGGCCCCCATCCCGGCGGTTTCCTCGTCTGGGAAGTGCTGCGGGATTATACCCGTGAGACCGTCACTCTCGCCTCGGGCGCGGGGAAGCTTGCCCCCGGCACCGTGCTCGGCAGGATCACCACGGGCGGCAAGTACACCCAGCTCGCGCCTGCCGCCTCGAACGGTAGCCAGAACGCGGCCGGGGTCCTCTGGGCGGAGACGGATGCCAGCGCCGCCGATGCCCCCGGCGTCGTGGTCCTGCGCGGCCCGGCGATCGTGAACCGCCACGAGATCATCTGGCCCGTCGGCGCGACGGAACCGCAGATCGCCACCGCCACCGCGGCACTGGCCGTGCTCGGCATCCTGCTGCGCTGAACCTCGGCGCGCATTCTTTCCCCGACATCAGGAGGTTGGCACATGGCGACCATGGACATCTTCGAAGGCGATGCCTTCTCGATTATCGAACTCACTCGGGCACTGGAGAACATCCCCTTCAAGCCCGCGATCCTCTCGGGCGCGGGGCTCTTTGGCGCGCGCGGCGTGCGCTCGCGCACGGTGATGATCGAGAGCCGCGACGGCACGCTGCAGCTGATCCCCTTCTCGGAACGCGGCTCGGCCTACGAGCAACAGATCCCCGAGCGCCGCGACATGCGCGCCTTCGTCGTGCGCCAGTTCAAGAAGCAGGACGTGCTCTGGGCCTCGGAAATCCAGAGCATCCGCGACTTCGGCTCCGAGACCGCCGTCCAGCAGGTGCAGACGGAAGTGGCCCGCAAGCTGGGACGGCTCCGCAACGATGCCGAGGCCACCTTCGAGTTCCACCTCTTCAACGGCATCCAGGGGGTGGTGAAGGATCCCCGTGACGGGGCGACCGTGATCAACTACTTCACCGAGTTCGGCATCACCCCTGCCACGGAGGTCGACTTCGACCTCGACAACGCCACACCCGCCTCGGGTGCGCTCAGAAAACGCTGCCAGGCACTGATCGAGAGCGTGGAGGACAGCCTCGGCGGGCTGGCCGCCGGCCAGGTGCAGCTGCGCGCCGAATGCGGCTCGGCCTTCTTCGCCGATCTGGTGGCGCACAAGGAGGTGCGCGAGACCTATCTCAACACCGCCGCCGCTGCCGACCTGCGGGGCAGGGTGGGGGAGGAGGTCAGCTTTGGCGGCATCTCCTTCCGGCGCTACCGGGGCGGCCTCGGCTTCGGTGTGCCGACCGACAAGGCGGTGTTCTATCCCGAGGGCGTCGAGAGCCTCTTCGAGATCTACTACGCCCCCGCTGACACCTTCGAGACGGTGAACACGCTCGGCCTGCCGCTCTATGCGCGCATGATCCCCGACCGGGACCGGGACGAATGGGTCCGGCTCGAGATCGAGAGCAACCCGTTGCCGATCTGCACCCGCCCGCAGGTGCTGCGCTCAGCGCGACGGACGTGATGACGGCCTACCGGGCGCGGGGGCGGTCCCAGACCATGCCGACAAGGCGTGGGTCCGGGGCGAAGCTGTCATTCGGGAACTCGATCCCGAGGCGCGGATGCTCGCGCAGCGCCTGCGCGCCGGTGGGGCCGATCCGGATGCGCCAGGTCTGACGTTCGACCGGCTGTGGGGCGGCAAAAGCACGGCAGGTCAGCACGGCAAGGTTCGCGCCCCGAGCCGGATCGCGGACAGAGGTGTAGCGGATCACCTCGGCACCGATCGCGCGGGCCTCCTCGGCCAGATCCTGGCAGGCCGCGTAGTTGGTGAGGTGGCCCCAAGCGGCATGATCGTTGGCCAGTGCCCCGGCCGTCAGGTCGACTGCGACGGGCGTTGCGACCTCCGCCGAGAAGGCGGTGTATTCGGCCGCATCGTCGGGAAAGGGCGTCTCCGGGCTCTCAGCGTAGAACAGGAAGCGGTAGAAGACCATTTCGGCAGCCGCCGTCTCGGGCGCCTCGGCCCCGTACCAGACGCCGGGCGTCAGCCCCGCGCGGCGGAAACGCGATCCGGCCGGATAGGGGCGATAGCGGAAGGGCGTCGCCAGAAGATAGTCGAGCGCGCGGCACTCTTCCGGCAGTGGCGGCTTCGTCGCCTCGAGGATATCCTCGAGGGCCGCCTGTTCGGCGAGGCTGTCGACAAGCTTCAGGGTCGAGACCCGATGCTGGGCCTCGACGAACCGCCATGCCGGG